CGCTAAGCCCTGACCTATCGCTTATTGAAGGAGCGTCCGATGCAAATCTTTTACCCATCCCAGGATGGTGCTGTTTTTGGTTCGCACCTAGTGAACCATTCAGTATCTACTACGTCCGGATCTTATCGGATGTTCCCTGGATTCGAGAACAGCGGTGATCCTATATACCGCCTACTCATGCAGTATATCAACCCTGGCGTTGCCGGGTTCGACGTGCTGCTTGGCGACCAATTGGTTCCTCAGGATACCGAAAGCGTGCCTGCATACTTCAGACAGGCTCCGTACCGTCGTCAATACGACGAGTATTATTTCGGATCGTTGATGAATCATTTGGCTGCTGTCGCATGGGATAAAAGAAACGTCAATTGGACAAGGAAGGAGAATGGCGTTGTTCACGCTCAGTATCGTGGCAGGCTGGCGACGGTTGGTTCCATATCTTACTTTGGCAGTCTCAATAAGACTACCCAAAGTGTGTATGGATTTCAACTTCCGCGCGTTGGCACCTTCAACGCCCGTTTAGGGCTTGGTGTCAACTACGCCACAAAGACTCTGACCCCTAGTTCTGGGCCGTTGTCTTTAGCGTTCCTTGGATCGACTGAAGATATACTTCATATCGTCGAATCCCAGGCCCGAAACGATTACACGGTTAACATCCAATCCACCGATCAATATACTGTCGGTGTTCCAGGTGTATCGTGGTATCGTTGGGTCTTCAAGGAGTGCTCATATGAATTGGACGACTTCGGGATTCACATCTCGTATGTCGCCCAGTTCACACGGTGGAATAACGGTGTTAGCCAGTCCAGCGATCGCTGGTACAGTGCGACGGTGCAGACTTCGTTGTCTGTGCCGTGGCCTGTACTGCTGCCATACCGCATTGTACCAATCTCTGGGACAGCGGTAGTGACTTCCTTCCCTCAATCTCGCCAAGCCATGGTGTACCGCCATTTCCATACATACAACTATGGAGCCGGTTATGCGCCAGGGCTGGATGTCGCATCACTGCAACTCGCCAAAACGTTCCGGTTTAACCCGGGTCTAACGTTCGTCGGTACAGTGACTAAAGCGACATCTTCGGCCGTTGTGAACGAGTGGGTCAACCGCAGAGAAACCTTTAGACGTCACGTCGAAAAGGATCTCGTTAACCTGTGGCCAGCCTGCTATTACTCAGCCGCCAAGGCATTCGATGGGTATGTATCAACTCTCCCGGCGAATCATATCGAGACGCTGTCGGAACTGAAGGCAACCCTCGGGTTGCACCACCAGACGAAAGAGCTAGTTAAACTAGCCGCTTCGAGTGTTATCTTCCGGAACATGCTCGATCGAGGTATTAGACTCGTCGATGCAGTTACCCGAATGATACTACTCGGGCAGTACGCTCTTCGTCCCTTGATTACGTCGGCTTCTGACGTTCTTGAGAAGTCTGACGTTTTGCTGGATAAACTCCAGCGGGAGTCCTATGGGACTCGCACGCTACACGGAAAGCACATCATTGATACAGGTGTGCCTTATCGATCAGTGGTTGCGAGGTCTAAAATCAGGTACAAGTTCGATACGGGGAATGTTATCCTCGGTCTTCTTGGAGCTGATTCTATAGGGCTGTTGCCCCGATTCTCGTCTCTCTGGGAGACCATACGTCTGAGTTTTCTACTCGACATGGTCACCTCGGTGAACAGCCATCTGAAAGCCGCGGAAACGCGTGTCTTGATGCTGTCTGCTGGTTGTGGGATGAGCGTCCATTCCTTAGAGGTCTTCGCTGACATTGACATTACAGGCTATGTCAGCCTGTACGATCCACACGCAAAGTACTATGTGCGGACTGTCTCGAAGTACCTACCACCCATCAAGGAGTCGGTGTATGATCTACTGCCGCCTCCTGGCTTGCGACTGGACATGACAACTGGTTCGCTAGCATTTCAGCTGTTAAAGTTTTAACAACCTCCCTGCTGGCGTTGGCCAGCACACATATCCTACATCGAAAGGATGAGGAATGGTTCTCTCAAAGTCCATCTTGAATCTGCCGTCAACCGCTGATGTCAATGTAACCATCAAACGGTATGACACCTCCACATTCGTGGAACGGGGCGTGGGTAAGGTCACGAACCGCGGTCAAGTGACCGTGGAACAGGCCTCCTACACCGTTCCTTCTGCGTCTGACTTGGAGTCTCCGACAGTCGTCATTGTTACGAAGACTGTCAACCCTGCTGGTAATGAGGGTCGTGGGGCTACCTCGTACTCGATTCGCATTCGTACCTGGGAAAAGGTGACAAGCGACCTGACGGACGCTGTCATCTATAACCCGGTCGACGCGGTCGTGGCGCTAAATGTGCAGGGGACCGAAGGCATGCCTGCTGTCGCTGATATGATGAAACTCATCAGCGCAGCTTACGGGCTGCTCTTCGATCTGTCGGGTTCACCCGCCGCACCAGGCACGGCTGTATTGACGCGCCTGGCACAAGGCGGACAAGCGCTATAACGTGGACAGGGTAGTGTACTTTGCTACCCGCGACCGACGCGTAAGCGTCATTGTTCCGTCTGAAGCGGATGAGCAGATGCGGCGACTAAATGAGGTCGTCGCGGTCTGGACATCATTGCTATCGGACACGCCTCTTCAAAAGCTCTCCGGTTTGAAGCCGGCTCGTCTCATCTTGGGATTCTATTCCCGAACGATGAAAGACCCGATGACTGCGATCAAGCTATATGCAGGAATCGGTGACGAGCTTTGCTTCAAAGGGGTCACAACTGACCTCCTAAATCGGACCAAGAAGTTGCCAATCTTTAAAGAGATATTGCATCTCAAAAGGACTGGCGACCCGGCAACTCTCACATGGTTACTTACCGTATGTTATCACGGCAAGAAGATCCATTGGAGAGATCCTCAAAGGAAAGCCGACGCCTTACGCGCTTGGATTGAAGCTGATGAAGCACTTGTGGACGTCTCGGAAAGCTCGACGTCTGAGCTGAAAGAGATCATCGACGTTATGCTGTCAGATCATGGTGCGTCCGAGGATTTCTGGCCTCGGCACGGACCAGGTTCAACTGCTGATGTCGGACGAAGCGTTGTGAAGAAAACACAATCAATCGAGCCCGACGCAGCATTGAGGTTCGCCTTTAGAGAAGGCGTGGGACTCTTTCATTATCCCATGTTCGACTCTACTGCTGTGATGCACCTCCAAGGAGGCGGTGAGAGAGATATACGCGTTTCGGAACTCAGCTTTGCGCCGAAAAACCTGTGGGTCTATCGGAGCATATGCGCTGAAAGCGCCACTATCATGTGGTACCAACAGGGCGTAGCCGAGTCACTTCAACGCAGGATGGCAGATTCTGAAATCCTATGGTTTGTCAGATTGAAAGATCAGGGATGGAACAGGCGTTTATGCCTGGAAAGTTCCAAAGATCTTAAATCTTCGACCATAGATCTGTCACGAGCAAGCGATACGGTCTCACTAGCACTAGTAAAGAGGATTTTTCCTCGTCGCTGGCTGTACTACATGCTAGCAACGCGGTCCAACCGGACAAAACTTCCAGACGGATCGCTTTACATACAGCGAAAGTTTGCCCCAATGGGCAGTGCGCTGTGTTTCCCAACACAGTGTATTATATTCGCTGCAATTGTGCTAAGATCGTATCTCAGGCTCTATCGCTCTCTCAGGAAAATCCCCAACAATTGCACCTATGAGCAACAGCTCAGAATGCTCGCTCGATTCCTCAAGCGAGATGGTGCAATGATAGGGGTCTTCGGCGATGACATCATCTGTGACAATACAGTCGTGGATGATGTGCTGGCGTCACTTCGATCATTGAATTTCGTTCCCAATGAATCGAAGTCTTGTCTCTTCTCTGCTCCTGTCCGAGAAAGCTGCGGAATTTACGCATATCAAGGACATGATGTTACACCGGTTTATTACCGATATCCCATCAAGGAGCGGCGAGGGCCGATCGGCGTGTCCCAATGGTACCAGACTCGAGTGTCGTATATCAATCGACTTCGAGACCACGGTTATCACCAAGCGGCAAGAGTTGCTTTCCATCTCTTAGAAAGCGACCCATCTCTCAAAGCTCTGGGGTGGAATCACTTCCATTTCAGCTCCAACAGAGATGACTCGTGTGCACTTTACTCAAAGTCACCGAGAAACGCCTGCTCACGTCGACGGTTCTTCGGGGAAAGCACGGGGATGGGAACCCATGTGCGATTCCAGAGGGACGAGATTCAGAGGCTTCAGCCCTTCTCAAGGGTTCATTCTGTAGGACGGACTTCCTATTCTGGCTTAAAACCTAAATCAGCCAGAAAGGTCGACCCGACTACAGTCCCGAGTGAAGAGTGGAGGTATTACGAATGGCACAGAGCCACTCGTAAGAGGAAGGCTGTAGAGATACGGCCATCTGAATACGGGGACGCTATTCCAGCGAAACTCCGATGGAGATGGGAGCCCGTCGGGGAATAACGGAAACGGAAAGAGACCGAGAGGTGGCGAAAGCCGG